TTGTCCAAAATCTTGAGGTTGAATTTGTCCAGCAGATCGTTCTATTGCAATTGCTTCAAGAGCTTCGTCTTCTGTTAAACCCATTTGCATTAAAGCATTGACTTGATCTACGACTGACATAGGCACTGGCATTTCACTATCCATACCCATATCCATGTTAGCTGGGATGTTTTCTCTAGACCTTCTACCTTCAAGTGCAGATCCAGTTTGTCTAGCCATGTCTGATTGCAATTCTTCTACAGTAAGTGCTGATTCAGTCCTATCTCTCATTGGTAAGTCTGGTCTTTGTGGTGGTAAGTCTACTGGGTTTCCAGTTTCTGAATTTATAAATTGTCCTGTTGGTGTTATAACTATTGGCATTATCTTAGCTCCTTTTGTAGTTTAATAGCGTTTTTCTCTCGTTCTAATTGTAGTTCTAATTCTAGCTTTGCTACTTTGCCTTGTAACTCTGCTTGTAACTTGGCTTGTTCTATTTGCATATCTTGTTTAGCTTCTGCTTCATTGATTGCTAACTTCTGTTTTGCTTTAGCTTGATCAGCTTGTATCTGTACTTGTGTTCTAGCTTTTAACGCCTCTGCCTCTAGTTGTGCAAGTTGTTGTGCATATTGTAGAGGGTTTTGTTGTTGTTGTTGTTGAGACATTGCTACAAGAGGTTTAATAGCTTCCATTTGTGGTGCTTGTCTTACAACTTCAGCCGCTCTTTGACTAATAGCCATATCAAGTGCTGGATCAATATCATCAAACTTAAACTTAGGATCACGAATATCTGGCATTCCTGGTAAGGACATATTAATGCTATTTTGCATCCGCTGCCTGTAAAGTAATGCTATATGCTCTGCTATATGTGCAATCAATAAAGGTTGCATTGATCTTGCCCCTGGATTTCCAGCTAAAGATGGATCGCTGATAAACTGCATATGAACTGCAATATGGCTTTCATGATCTTGTTCTGGGAATGCTCTTATAGGTTTACCATACATCAATGACATATTTTCAGTAATAGGATCAAGTTTAGATGCTTCTTCTGGTTTCTTTAACACTTCATCTATGTTGTTGATTCTTATTGCTTCGTACATTCTTTTGTACGCCTCATACTGATCATGCAATTGTGGTGCTGATTGTGCCATCTGCAGAACTGCTTGTGCTTGTGCAATTCTTTGTGCAGTACTGAATATGTTAGGATCACTGACTGGAATAATATCTATTCTATCATTAAAGTCTTTTGCATAAATAATTGTATCCACACCACTTTGTGCAAACTTAAACTCTTCTGGTAAATATTCTGCATTTAATTTAGCTAATAGTTTAAATTCTTGACCTTGTGAATAATGTAACCTTTTGTGAATAGCACTAAACGATTTACTGCCTTGCTCAATAAGTGCCACTGTACTTCCAACAGGTGCATTAGGGTTTACATCGCCTACGTTAAGATCAGCAGTACTAGCAAATCTTCTACCTATATCTGTTATAGCATTCATAAGATTGAATAAGGTTTGTGATGGCTCTTTAAAAGGTAATGGCATTATAGCTTTGTTAACATCATCTACAGTAGCATCAAGATCAGCGAACTCCCCTGGATTGATTTGCATCTCACCACCAGTAACTCTGCCTTTTAACTTAAAGCCACCTTGCATATTAGCAAAAGCCGCACTATCTAGTAATGCTCTAAGTGATCCAGTAGCCGCCTTACCTAATCCACCAATTAAATGAAATAAACCAAAGCCATAGAATCCAGTTCCTGGTAAGAACTTATAACTTACAAACCAATCTCTACGCTTTTTCTTTTCGTCTTCTTCTTCCCAATTACGTCTTACTGCAACAATCTTTTCTGCATCGTAATCAATTGTAACTACATAAGGTAAATGAACTATATTATCTTCGTCTTGCTCATTGTCTTCATCAATTCCATCAAAGCTCTGATAACAATGCATTTCTAATAATGTCATTACCTCATCTTTAGATTCACTGTTATAAGGGTCTACGCCTTCTATCTCACTTCCAATATCTCCACTTGGATCAATATCTTCTGCAGAATACTTGCTTGGCAAATAATATCCAGCTTGTACATATTTGTTAAAGTCGTTTCTAGGCATTCTAATAACATGAGTGTATCTTGTGGATGTATATAAATCCTTACTTTCTGGCGATACTACAAAATCTTCTGCTTTTACAAACTGAGAACATTGTCTATCTAAATTAGCATCCCACCAAACTTTCTTAAATGTATGTCCAATTAATGGTAGTTGAAATAACATCTGATCAAGGTCTGGAAAGTATTCTGGCATCTCTTGAGTGATCTGATAGTTCATGTAATCTTTTACACGCTTGGCTTGTTCTTCCATCTCTTCATTAGGATCACCAACTATTACAGTCTTAACGGGACCTCCAGATGGGTATAATTCTGCGATTGCTCTAGCATTAAACTGTGTAGCCGCTTCTGCAATCATAGGATGAACAACTGTACTTAGTCCTCTAGTTGCCCTTTGGTTTTCTTCTTCGTCTTGTCCACCTTGAGGATCAAGTGTCTCTAGACCTTGCTTATATCTAAATTCCCATTGTGATCTAGCTTCTTTGTCTGTCTCATAACAACTAATAAGCTCACTAGCTACGCCATTTAATTCTTTAGCATCAATCTCTTCTGCTAAGTTCTCATCAAAGCCAGTGTCTTTTTCTGCAACTTCATCTAAACTTGGATCACCAATAAGAACTTCATCGTCATTAATTTCCTCAACTTGAAATTCATCTGAAGGCATTGTTTCTGCAAAGGGAATTACTTGTGGTTCTCTAGCCATATATTGTCATCCTTTTCTCTTCTGTACTGTCATCTTCGTCATAATCTGTAGAATGAGTTATAAACCAACCTTTTCTCAATCTTAACCAAGCCTGTGTACAAGTGTCAACTATATCATCATTATCACCCGCAGGAAAGGCTGAACATATATCAATTAGATTTTTTGCCCATTTTTTATCTTGTGGATAAAATATCCTTCCATCTTCAAGTAATGCAGAACTACTATGTGCTCTAGCAATCTTGTCTCTATCTGGTGAGTAAGCCAACACTGGTATCCCACCCATCCTTAAATCTTGCAGTAAACTTTGACCACTAGCTTTCTTCTCTATCAATACTGTATCTGGTTGCCATTCATCAAACGCTTCTTGTGCAAGTTTCCTTAATTCTGGATAAGTAACTCTATCATACCACATCTCTACTACGATAGCATTTACTTGTCCATTCATTCTAAATATTCCCCAAGTAGTTCTAGCACTGTAACTGCTTGTTTCTTTTGTCGAGAATGCAGTATCGTAACTTTGCACTAAATATTCAATGTCTGGCAGATCATCTTTCTCCCAGGGAACCCACCATTCAGCTTTTAATATACCACCACCTTTAGGCATAGGTCTTTGTTGTAGTTGCCCAGCACTTGCATATGACCCTAAACTTTTTTCTAAAGTTGATAAAGTTGCATCATCTATACGCTTTTCCCATAACAACTCACCTTCTTTTGCTCTTGGGTCTACAAAGTTTAATGATGATTTAGTTGGTGTTGGATGACCTATTTCATATCTTGCTGGAAGACATAAGTGATCCCAATCATTATATTCGTTAGCTAATATGTGACCAGTCAAATCATTCTCATGTACTCTTTGCATGATAATTATAAATGCACCAGTCTTTGGGTCATTCAATCTAGTCTGCATAGCTTGATCCCACCATTCAAGAACGCCTTCTCTAACTGTGGATGATTCAGCTTCTCTTACGTTATGTGGATCATCAATAACAATTATATCACCACCTTCTCCAGTAAGTGCTCCATCTACTGAAGTTGCAATCCGCTGCCCAGTCTTGTCATTCTCAAATCTTTGTTTTTGATTTTGATCTGAAGTTAATGAAAATTTATCTCCAAAATATCTTTTATACCATTGACTGTCTATTAACCTTCTGCACTTAACGCTATCTCTTATTGATAATGATCCTGCATAACTAGCAAATAGAAACCTTTTCTCTGGTTGTATTGTCCAAGTCCAAGCTGGTAAAGCTACTGCCACACTGATAGACTTCATATGTCTTGGTGGTATATTTATTATAAGTCTTTTTATCTTACCTTCTACAACTGCTTGTAGATGTTCTGATATAGCATCTATATGCCAATTATCGTAGAAGTCTCTACCTGGTTCAATCGCTTCCCAAGAGTTTTTCGTGAACTCCTTCAATGATCTCTTCATTTCCTCTGCTTCCACCTTCTGTAGTAACTGAGGTAAGGATTGATTTAAGTTTGCTAAGTTCATTATTACTTATCCTAGTTAAGTCTATTACTTGTCTTTGCTCTATAATAGTTTCTTTCTCTATCTTATCTTGCCAACCAGCTCTATTTTTTAAATAGAATATCATAGCAGTATTATCGCCTTCTAACGCCTTCTCATATAACTTATTAGTTACTCTTTGTATTCCTCTGCCCTTACCTCTTTTTATAGCCTCTGCAAACTCTTTAAACTCATTCTGTTTATCATACAAAGTTGACTGTCCTATTCCTAGAGCTAGAGCTATCTGTTCCGATGTAAGTCCTTGAGATGCATAGGCTTCTGCCCTTTCACACATATCTTTTGTAACTACAAATTTAGGTCTGCCTATTTTATTATTTGGCTTTTTTGTTTTTTGTTTCATTTCCCTCTCTCTTATCGTGATAAACTAATACTAGAGCTTCACATTTAGGACAAGATAAGTTAGTTACAATTGAATGCTCTTCATCATCTTCTGTAGGAATATCGTGATCCCCACCCCAAATTAATTCTGTATTACATGACCAACAATTCATGATCGTTTTTCTTCCAACCTCTTCCTTTCAATATTTTGTATTTTTTCCATCTTTTTTTTCAAATCGTAAATTACATCTGTCAATCCATCTACCTTTTGAACATAATCATAGTTTTCAAAATTAGCATGATACGTTATTTTTGGTGTTTCGTTATCCCAATTATAAGAAACACTTAGCATTTTATGTCTTGTCATTAT